ACCCCAATATACAAATGGTGGATACCCGTTAGCCACTGTGTCCCAAGGAGAGAGCCTTGATCGTTCAAGTATCCCAGACGGATTTGACGATGAGCTATTGCCATAAACACCGCCTTGAAGAGAATATATAAAGCAATGACGTACATTTGCACTTATATATAATGTTCCGCCAGATGCAATTAAGGTCCGTTGTGAATAAGTAGTATTATCTGAATTGTACGCTAGGTTTGTCCCTGCATGAGTGCCACTATTCCATGTTTCATATACCTTTTGTAAAATATAACCAGCAGTATTTGTATCAATAACAAGATATTTATACTGGCTTGCATTATCTGCCACAGGTGCTCTAAGACATTGAGCATTAGTTCCGGCTGAAGCATCATAGACAGTCCATCCGGCAACAGTGACACTAGCATCTATGCTTGTTGTTCCTTGGACACAGTTAGCTGATAAAGTGCCTTTATCCGTTGTTCCTGTCAGTAACAAAACTACATCAGCCAAGATATTTGCCGCCGTAGAGCTTGCAGCATATGTGTATGTTGCATACATATTAAGACTCCTTATTAAGTTTCAATCGGTAAATAGCTTATTGTTACATTGATAGCCTTTGCCGATGCTGTCAGATTATCCACAGTGTAATAAATATTACTCGATGCAGGATTATCGTCATTATTCCCAATCGCCGCAGGAGAAAGAAACCAAGTCGCCGGAAAAGAGCCAACCGCAGCAGTGGAAAGGACTAAATCCATTATCACGCCATGCTGAGTCCCTGGAGTGGGAGGAATTGTTGTCATCCGAGTTAAATCAGCGTTTCTAGCAGCAGCAGTTGAATAAAGTCTTACCCGACAGGGCTGATCTATTAAAACAGTTAGCACATTGATACTCTTAGCCATGATAATAAAACCAGTGGCCTGACCTAACGAGGCAATAGTATTGCTAAATATGATGGTTTTTCTGGCAGCAATAACTATCGGATTGAGAGAGTTAAACATTAAAAGGCTCCCCCGAAAGCTGTTACTTGTAAAGCCGTTGTGGATGAAGTTGTTGTTACCGTAGTCGAGGCATAGAGAGAATACCCCGTAGGGATCACCAAATTACTATATGTTTTCTCCGTAGAGAAGGCCGCAGCCGTGGTTGAAGGTGTGACCGCAGTAACAAGTATTTCATCTATCACCCAGGCCGTTGTACCATCCAAGAGCCAGATTAAGACCGTTTGAGCCACAGTCGGAGCAGTTATTGACGATGAGCAAGCCTGGACACGGATTCTGTCAATTTTGCATCCATTCGTCTGAGAGGCTAAGAGTTGGAAGATATTTGCACCCGCAAGACTGGCTGAAGCCGTGGGTGCTCTTGTGGAACAAGCCGTTACACCAGCCAAAGTTACACTAGGGGCCAATGGAGTTAAAGGAAATATTGGTGAAGTATTTGAGGACATTTAGAAACCTCCAAAATTCTGTTGTAATAAAATATTTGACGCAGCAGAAGGGATAGATGGTTTATTTGCGATTGAAGTTCCACCGCTTGAGGCGTTCCAGTCGATATATTGGCCTGAAAGCCCCGCTGCATTTCCTGTGCAGGAACCAGATGAACCGCTTACACTCGTTTGATCGCCTGTATTTGTCCCTGAAACAGTAGCGTCCGAACTTGCTGTTAAATTGCCCGTGAGAGTAAGAGCTTTACCATTGGCAAGAGATATAGAGGCATTCCCAAGGGTTGTACTATCAGTCAATGTAAGTGTTTTCCCGCCAGTCGGAGAAAATCCCGTCACCGTGGCTGAATTCCCGGTACACGATGCTGATGAACCCGTACAAGAACCAGAGGAACCCGAACAGTTACCTGTGACATTCCCGGTTAATGGCCCTGAAAAACCAGCCGAGGTTACGGTGAACGCGCCTGTGTTAATATTAGCCGTTGCCCCGATATAAGGGATAAAGTTACTTGCGTCCACCGTATTTGTCGGCAGAGTCAAGTGTGAATCAGCCGTATCACCAACGTATAGGTTACAGGTTGCAGAAGACGTTGTAATAGCCCAAATTCGGCACACAATCCGGCTTGCCGTCGAAGCCAATGTATAGGTGTTTATCGTAACGAAAAATAAACGATATTCCGCCTCTGAAGTTGTAGTATTAGTAGAGTGCTCAGTCGTTCCGATTAAAGCAATATCAACCCCGGCAGAATCTGTTTCCCATATTTCAGCATAAACAGTGAAGTTGCCTCCAGCCCTTGACGCATGGATATGGAACTCAAATTGACCCGCAGGAATAAAGGCCAACCCAGGGAATCCAGGATCAGTGATAAAGTTCTGGATGACATGAGTCCCGTTTGCCGGAGTATATGTTTCTGTAGTTTCAGGAGTATAAGGAGTTGTAATTTGTTTTTTATACGTCGCAACCGCCGAGGCAGTGTCCTGAAAGTAATACGTTAAAGTTGATTGCATCGGTATAGTTTGCCATGAAGGAGCCGCCGAGATTGACCCGTTACCAGTTTGTGAAAGAAACTTTTGAAAAGTGGTTGTGTTTCCAGCCAGCCGTTGACGACCTGATCCATCCTGATAAAGCGTATCACCAAGAGTAGTAAGTGGAAGTGTATTTTCTTTACCAGATAAATCCTGATCTCCAGTATTTGACCCGGAAAGAGTCAAACCGCTATCTTTGATTAATTTACCGGTTGTGCCGTCGAAAAATACCACATGATTGTCAACCGCTGAAGCAGGGCCAACCACATCTCCAGCACCGCTACTTGATCCATTCGCCGCAGCCGTCACCCGTCCTTTTGCATCAACAGTGATATTCGCATTGGTATAGCTACCAGTAGGGGGTGAACCGAGCGCCGCTAAAGTAGGGTTTGGATAATTCCCGGTTAAATCTCCACCGGCAGAGCCATTCGGAGGGAGAGTGGTAGGGACTTCCGCAGGAGTAATATAATCCACCCCGGCAGTCGCCTGATTAACATGGGAACCGTCGCCTTTCAAAAGACCAGTGATATTTGTAGAGGTCGAAGTCGATACCAGATTAGGACCAGGAGCACCATCAGCACCCGGAGCACCGTTTGTTCCATTCGTACCATTAGTCCCATTAGTGCCATTTGTCCCGTTAGTGCCTGGAGTGCCAGGAGCACCAGGAGCACCATCAGCACCTTTAGCACCCGGAGAATTGCCAACAAAGACAATAATTGGCTGTTCTGGAGCAGGGACCGCAACAATAACGGCTGCATTAGGTTGTGGAATAACCACAATCTCGTTTTCTGCTATCGTTTCAACTATTGTGGTTTCTTCAAAATCGCTCAATGGGTAGCACTCGGATCAATAGAGACTTTACCTTCTAACATTCTTGTGACCAGCCCTGACTGAGTTACGTTCAAATCCCATACATACTGACTTGCCTGTGAACAAACATCTTTCCCGGCAGGAATCGCCGCCGTTTGAGTATGAGTTAGAGAAAGAGCTATGGAACCATCAGTAGGAGTGCCGGAGAAAGCAACCGTTATTGTGGCAACAGGGCTTACGTCACTGTACTGTTGACGGATCATGGAAGCACCTGTAGCCGCCGTTAAGTCCATAGCCTTGACTACCATAATACTTTGTCCCGAAAGCGACGGAGAAGCCGTCTCCGTGGTCATTGTATCGCCAGAACAGGTTATCACCGTGGCCGTGACATTCGTAATCAAGTGAGAGCCGTTATTAACCTTATTTGCGAATCCTGAACAGACCAGATAGTTACCGATTGCAAGGCCATCAGTCAGAAAAGAGCCACCATCATTACGAGTGAAAGTTTTTACTACTCCATCAACAACTATCGTATAAGGAGAAGAAGGGAGAAGAGTCGGACCTATCGCGCTATTGCCAAAGTAGAATGTCTGCCCCCAATTCGCGCCCTGATCTATTATGAAATCATACTTTCCCGGTTTCAATGTAGGCTCCTTTGTGATTTCTTGAAATTAAGCCCTATATTTTGAATAGTAACTTGAGAACCTTGAATATTCTCAATCAGATATTGCCAGTGACTTCCCCTTAGGCCCTGATCTATTATAGCCCGTCTTGTCTGGACTTTTGTTTCATGTGGAGCAGGAACCTCATAAGGTCCATTTGTATCATCTTCCTGATCTATCGTAGCCGATACCTGTACTTCTCCATTCCCTGAATAATTCACAAAAAACTCAGGATTTGTTTTGATATTGTTAATCCCAAAGTCGTAATCACCGAGAAGAATTGAAGCAGCAATGTCAGTTCCGTTATCATCAGCCCCAGAGAGAAGATAAAGCCCACTTGCCGGGTCACATCCGATAGGCACCCCATTGAAGATACCCACCGATTCAAAGTTGTAATTCTGGTAGAAAGACACCAGTTTATTTTTCAGATTCATGACCATGACGGTGTAAGTTGCAATATCTCCATGACCGAAGATAATATTTGCAACCGGTATTTTAGCCCTTGCCGCAATATTGAACGGTGGAGAATTGCCAACAAAAATCAAACTGGCAACCGGCAAAGTTGCTTTGGCATGGATAACCAATGCCGATCCGAGAAGAATAGAAGCAACCGGCAATTTGCTTTTTGCTGCAATGGAGAATACCGTGGATGAATTGAAACTAAGAGAGGCATCAGGCAGAAGAGCAGAAGCCTTGATTTTAAAGGTATCGTTAAAAAGTATAGCTCCAACAGGAAGTTGAGCCTCTGCCTTAATCCTAAAGACAGGGGTGATATTTATCCCTATTGAGGCAACCGGCAGCAAAGCAACAGTTTTAATATTGACAGCATTAAAACTGATGCTTGCTACCGGTTTAGGTACATTTGTGGCTATTGCAAAGGCCATTTAGACCTCTTTTACAGTTCAGGGACAAGGAAAGTAGCTGTATTCACAATAGCCGGGACACCAGCAGTTACCGTGAGATTTGAACTTATTGCATCGGCACCACTCGTACCCACCGAAAATTGAACACGCCGATAAGTCGCATTTGCCGATTGATCGTCAGCACCATCCAGACGGAGCCGCATGTAACCAACAGTCCCGTTCTGTGTAGGAGTAGTCATTTGCCAGATAGTTGTCTCCTTGGTGAAGAGAGTACCAACACCCGCAGTCACTATACCTGGATATTGCCAACTCAGGCCATTTGCCGACGCTATGCCAGCCGTACCACCGGAACCGGAAGGAGTCCCGTCACCGGCCACAGTCGCCGTCATGGTTGTTACCGTTGTGGCGCAGACAATGGCGTTACGTCCCACTCCTGAACCGATAGGAGCATAGATGTAAACCACCGCACCCACAGAAGTTGCAAAGTAATTCGGATATGTATGAGCGTTGATAGTGGCCGCAACGAGAGCCGCCGTAGTGGTTAAATCAGTGGTAAAGTTGACCCCAGTTCCAAGGACTTCCACCCCACCGAGCTTGATAGTGTTGACGGACCCGGAAGAACCGCCGAGGGTGATCTTCCATTGAGCGAGAGTTTCAGCAGTCCAGGCGCTTCCACTCTTTGTCAGAGTCGCCAGGAGAGTACCACTTGCGGCTAAATTAGCGGTTGCCGGTTCAGCGCCACTCCACCAATCCAGAACGCCACCCTGAAGGTTATCCCACCATCCACCATTATTTGTTACCGCAAGGCTCATTCCGTCGCTAACTTTCATGTGTTTTCTCCTTTATGTCCAAGATATGTACTGGTTAAAGTCTCCTGATTTCCTTATGAGAGCAGCCCCACGATGACCATCAGTGAAGTTGATTTTGTTTAGAGTAAGGTTCTGCACTTGACCACCATCCGTACAAAGACAAATCCCATCCGTAGCCGTGAACATTCCTATTTTACCTGTACCACCGACCATAGAGGCATCGAAAGCTATTCCTGTACCCGCAACTGCACCACCGTCATAAGCGACACCATTTATTTGGAAGTCTTCAGGAGCACGGCCAGCCAGCCAGTAGACTTTATCCGCACCAACATAGATACCATTATCGAGAGGGAGCACCATCGTAATTGGTTTATTGAAAACGAAAGGATCATCCCTTGTATCTGCCTGTTCGATATTGTCAGCATCCGAGTAATACAGGACATTCCCAACTACATAATAAAGCCGTCTTCCGAAGAAAGCGACAATTTGAGAGGGGAGAATAGGTAATTTGAAAGTGGCAGTAGGCGTTCTGAAAGCCGAGATCACACCATTCTCCACTATAAAAAGATCAATACCGTTAGAGCACACCATCAAATAATTGACTTTTGTGTAGCTCATTGGCAAATATGGAGCCTTCAGAACACCGGGAAAGATAAACACCGTATAATCCGGCAGGAGTTGCTTAAAATAATTCCCCTCCACAAAATACCCTGATCCATTCGGATCAAAACTATGAGGAGTGCCAGAATAAATTTTACTCTTACCTTGACGAGTTGTAGCAGAAAGAGTATCCGTAATATCAAAGTTACTTATCATTGCACATTCGGCATTGGCAGAAGGTCTACCAACAACAGGACCATTCAGCCTTGCGGCATCCTGTGTATTATTTGTCCCGGCAAAACCCGTGACTTGAAACTTCATGTCAGAAGCAGATGCTCTCATAATTACCTGAAGGCCAGTCTTGTCCTTACGCCTGTATTCACTCTCATTCTACGGCTTAAATCGTCTTTGGCACTTTCTATTTTATCATTAAATTTCTTTTCGTTCAGCGCGGCCAAGTCAGGCCGTTTGGTTTCTCCATCATCCTTGGTATATGCTTCAGCAAGGATACCGTAAACCAGAAATTCGTGGTACTCTTCCCTGAAAGTAAGAATCACAGAATCATCCGGTTTAAATTCGCTTCCAACTTGAATCATTCCCAAACGTCGCAGCATAAACCTATGAACCGTCAGATTCACAGTGGGAGTCAGTAGAGTAGGGGGAGGATTTAAATTCAATTCAGGAGTAGGCCAGACCGTCAGACTATCCGTGTTCAAATCGGTTATGACAACTTTTGGAGTACCAGCACCAACACTACGCCAGTAAGAATACCTTGCGTCCATCTCCGCAACGGTCATAACCGCCATAGGTTTTATCAGTGTAGTTCCTGCAACCGGGTCTGTTATCTCTGTGATTGTGGCGGTATTGATTTCGATGATTTTTGGGGAAACAGGATAATCCGCTTGAGACTCCACCAAAGGGAGAACACATAACGGATTACCCTGTATATCAGACGCTGTTTTAGAGTCAGTAATGAGTTTACGGACACCGAGAAAGAGCTTGTCGAGCGCAGCATTGCCGTACTCCTCAAGCAATTCATAATCACTCCAGTAGTGCGTATGCCGCTTTCCCACCGTATCAAATAACCGGTGTCTGACCCTTTTTACCAAATCTGAAGCCAGCATTTATGCCTCTTCTTTATCTTCCGGTGCAGCCGGAGCCGGTTTCATGTTGTCCCATACAGCTTTGATTTCCTGGAAAGATACCTTGAAGCCAGTAATGGCCGAGACAGCCGGAACTTTCGGGTAAGGCAACGGGCCTTTACCCCAATCCGCTTCATCCATACTCGATATAGCATCCTCTATGGCCGATATGCGTTCTTCGGCGCTCATTTCCTTCTGTTCAGGAGCCGGAGACGGTATATCCGATCTTCCTTGAGGATAATTCAATTCTTCCACTCTTGCCTTTGCCGCCTCAATCCCGGTGATATGATCTATGATCTCATCAACCGGTTCATCCCCATCGGCTTCAGCCGGGATTGTCTTGATAATATCAAACTCTCCGAAGCCAGAAGGCCGAGCCGAATAAACAATCGTGGGCGTGTCTGCAATCTCTTCCTTAACTACCAACACCGATTGCCCTTTCCCTTTTTCGACATAGACCTCTCTCATGTTCGGGTCTTTTGCCAGTTCCGGCGTCCAATGCCAAAGGCGCTCATCGGGTACACCTTCTTTAACCAGTTGCAACATTCTATGCTTCGCCATTTGTCGATCTCCTTATAAACTGAAATATGAAACTACCGTGACATTGCCACCTATACCACCCGCATTGCCGGAAAGAGTACACTGAAGATACCAGGGCCATTCACCGAGAGGGATTTGACCGAGTTCAGCCGCAGTTATCGTGTCACCAATCCGGGTTATTGTGCTGGCAGGGCATGAAGCAGAAGTAAAAACTATGTATCCCATAGGGTCAACAATAGTTATAATTGCGCTTTGAGTCGTAATGCCAGTTACATCAACAATCATCTGTTTAAGCCAGCCGTTAACATCAGAAGGGACTTTGACAGTCGTTCCCGTTGCACCGAATTCAAAGACTGATACCATGTTACTCATTTTTATTCGCATATCGTAAATCCTCCTTAATTGGCTTGGCCGTTCAAGTCAAGGCCGGAATAAACAGTTCCGGCCCATCCTTCAACAGATCAAACTTATGTGGTTGTGAGAATGCGGTAAGCGACGTAAGCAACCGCCGTTCCCGCAGCGGTTCCAGGATTAGTAAACGCCCCTGAAGCCACGTTGATGTTCAGCGCCGTTGCAGTCAACGCTGAAATATCGGTTGCCGCCGCAGCCAGCGGATTAAACTGAATGACTGCATTTGAGCCTTTACCGAAACTGTTGGCATTGGATATGATACCGGTAATAGGAGTCGTACCCAACGCTATTGACACGTTGCCGCCACCAGTGTACGCAGCCGTCCCGAAGGTTATTGCCAGTGTGCAAGAAAGCAGTTCCAGATAACTGCCAGCAGCAGGAGCAGCCACAAGCTGCTTCATCGTAGTGCCTGATATGATGTTGGCCGCTGAGATGGAAACCTTGTCCACCTGGATAACGCCCGTGTCGATCTTGCCACTGGTGACTACATTCGCCATCAGCATTGCGGTAGTTATTGTATTACTTGGTGTCGCAGACTGAAGAACGAATGTGCAAGAGGTTATAGAACCAGTGTTGACGTATTTTGCGCCGGTTGTCATGTTGACGTAAGTGCAACCTACCGCATAATGCGCCTTGCCCGAAGGGGCCGTGCTTGCGCCAGCGCAATAAAAGGCATTCAGATTTAAGTCACGAAGCATGACATAAACCCCATCCTGGTTTAACGCGCCTTCCAGGACTACCTCACCAAATGTTTGGATGTTTCTTCCCATAATTTTCTCCTTGTCTATGCCGTATTTTCCCGGCCTTTAGCCGCAGGGTAAATTAGGGCTAGTTAGTGTCGTTGACGATCAACTGGACGCTTATTATCGGAGCAACAGTCATTAAAGTGATCGTTGAAAGAAGCAAGTCAACAGTACCATCAGCAGCCGCAAGGAAACCACCAGCAGCAGGATAAGTACCAGCGAGGGGAGAAAGGAACGGGCCAGCCGCCGTGAGGTCAGCAGAAGCCGCGAAGCCATTGGTAGTGCCACCGGTTATACCAAACTGACCGGTAATCGTGGTTGCTGTACCTCTGGTAAGCATCTTTACTATGATTCCTTCAATCAGCCACCCTTTGAGATAAGGGACGCATTGCACGACATCATTGGTGACGGCTGTTAAAGGCACAGTGACAGTAGCCGGAGGGGTGATAAAACTTTTACCCATGCTACGGTAAGGAACCGCAGCAGTCCCAACAACCGCAGTAGTGGTGACACCGAGAAGCATGTTGACCGGGAAGAGATAAATCCTCTTCAGAAAGTCTTTAAAATTCTTCATTGTTCTAACCTCCATTGGAGGGCCGAAGCCCCCCATTATGATTGATTGAGCCGATTATTACCGGTTCTGGTAGCAGTACAGAACGCCGAGAGCGTCAGGATAAGTCACGGACCAATCGAAGATGTTTTCTCCGCACAGACCAGCGCCGTTGACTTCCTGAAGTTCCGGGAAATATTTGACATTGGCGAGTTGCTGCACGAAGCTGATTGCCGAAATGTGGCCGAAGATCACCGGATATGCCGTGTGGCCGGAGCCGTCAGCAATCGGCGTGTAGAGGTTTGTGGAATAGAGCTTGAATTTGGCGCAAGTGCCGATCCGTCCGCCAGCCCAGGTAGATTTCATGCCGGTCATGGATTCATCCTTGTAATCCGACATATCCATGATATTTTCCATCCAGGTAGGAATGACCATCCACCGATCATCCGTAGGCCAGGATTGTTCGTCACCGACAGACTGGCAATCGCGGATTGCGTCAACCACGTTGACCTTGTTGACGCCGCGAGGCGTACCGCTTACGCCCATGTTGTAGCCGGGACCGGCGACGGTTGCAGTAGTACCAGATTTCTTACCGGCAGCAGTACCAGTATTAGCGGCAGCGGCATAGGGATAGTTGGTGGACAGGAAAAGACCATCAACGTAAATCGCGTTCTGTTGACGAGCATCCTTGGAAAGAGTCCCAAGGAAATCCTTATCCCACATTTGGGATTTATCGGCGTCGAGGATAAGACAGTCAAAGACGGTCCCACGGTTGACGGTCATGATAACCGGCGCAGAAGTAAGCTCTTGCCATTGGCGCTTCTGACCGCGCACCAGGGGGTAAATCTTGACGGTAGGAATGGTATTGATAGTTACTTGGTTGCCGAGTCCTTTCAACTCACCGGTATATTTCGTGTTGGTAATGTTGGCCGCGCAGACTGCATCATAAAACTTATCCCGGTAAATCCGAGAGAAAAGGGCCGGGATACGGGCGTCACCTGTCTGGTTTGTATAATCCACTTCACCAGGGACACCAGCAATAAGGCCAGCGGCCATAAATGCAAAAGCACTATGTCCCTGAAGGTGTGCGATTGCAGCGCACAGGATAACGAGGGCGAATATCCCCCATTTTGACTGCATGAATCTGTTGAAATTCTTCATCGTAAGGCTCCTTTTAACGGACCCTTCCTTCTAAAATTGCGTCTTGAATATCGCTTTCGATTGCGTCTATTTGAGCCTGAGTCGCTTTCAGTTTCCCGGCCTTCTTCAACGTATCGAAGCGATCTATTTCCGCTTGAGTATAGGTCCGTTTTTCAGTTTTTTGTTTGGGTAGGGTACTACCCCTACCAGTTTTACCCGGTTCAGGTATAATTTCCTCTTTATCACCGCCAGCAGCAGCCGTAGTAACAGCACCTTCTGACGCCTTGAAGAGATTGAATATTTCAGCCACTTTGACGGCGTTCCCCCGCTCATGATAAACCTTGATAGCATAATCATAGGTCATATCGGTTCCCGGAATCTGTTTGTCTAGGAAAGTAAGAAATTTCGGGTTTTGAGGGGTCTTATCGTCACCGTTGATCTTCCGCCAGTCAGGAGCGAGACTATCGAGAGCCGAATAATAGCTTCGTGTCGCAATCGCTGTTTGGCCTTCTTCCAGTTTACCCGCCTTTTCGCCGGTAGCCTTGACCTGTCCGGTTACATCAGTAAGGGCTGTTTCAAGAGAAGTGATTTTGCCCTGGAGAAATTCAATTACCTTAACAGCCGGTTCCCCCAGGTCTTTCACCATCTCTTCACGATTTGTAGTAAACACTTCAGGAACGGCAGCAGGAGCCGCAGTTGCAGCAGCCAGCTTGTTTTCCAGATCATCAACCTTCTTCTGGAGTTCAGCCATGCCAGCCTTGTTGAAATTGCCAAAGGTCGATTCAAAACGAGCATTGAGTTTCGCCAGTTCCGATTGAAGCCGAGTATTTTCCGCTTTCAACGCCGCAGCTTCAGTGTCAGTGACCGCAGTAGCAGCAGGAGTTGCATCATCGGTTTTAACTTCAATGCCAGACCCGGAAGGAATAGTGGTGTCACCTTCAGCCGAGAAAATATCTTCGATAGCAACAGACCCTACCGGAAGTTCTTTGACTTCGGCTAACCTATCTGCTTCTTTCTGGTCGTTTTCCGCTTTGATCTTGAGCAATTCTGCTTCAGCTTCTTCAGCTTCTTTCCTGATTGATTCTCTGTCCGTTCCGAGTGCCATTTGTTACTCTCCTTGGAGTGCTTTCGCTCTCTCCATAATTAGATTTGAGGTGTCTTTAGACTATCCTCATTTGTTTGGGTGCCGGGTGGCTGTCCCTTTTTTGCTGATTTTTTACTTGTTCAGGTGCAGCTTCTATAAACTGGATGATCTCCCGAAGTTCTTGAGCCTTTCCTTGGCCGCGAATCCCAGGTTCATCTATTAAGTCGATATTCACATCTAGTTGATCCGCTAATGAATCTTTGAACCATTTAATAATTTCAGGGTTATTAAGTATCAACCGTGACAAGCTATAGTTAAGTTCTTTTCCCGGCCTTATCATTAAGCGGCTCCTTGTGGCCCACCAGCAGGATTACCGGCATGGTCAAGAGTCTCCCCATTTGCCGCAGGGGGCTGTTCTCCACCTTGAGCCGGGTTAAGCGGTTGATTTGGAGATTTCTCTATCATTTCTAGGTTCGGAATCAACATCTTCACATTCATTTGAAGTGACTTTGCATTTTCGCCCAAGGCATAAGCAAGCCCCTTATCACCGACGATCCTTGTGAGAATGGGATTACGCGCAATCCTGTCAACAAATTCAGAGTGCCGTGTCGCCATTTGTTCACGCGCAGCTTGAGACTTGGTAGACCGAGCCACTACCCTTGTCGTTCCCTTGATGGAAGGATCATCGACATTCAGCATGTTCCATGTAAATAACTTGTCAATCTTGTTGTGGATTATGCCACTGTCGATATTATCAACAGCCATCTTGATATTCCGGCCAGCAGCAGACATTCTCATTGAAAGAGCCGAGGTCGTTCTTTCCCCACCAGCAGCAGTATTGGCAAAGGCCGGAACAACTGTGTCATCAGCCTGTTTGGTAAATTTATCGAAAACAGAAAGTAACTCTTGAGCGTTCAGTTTGGCCTGATACATCCGAAGTGCCGGACCTTCCTGCATCCTCTTGTTGGTAGTCATCAACTTTTTGCCGGGATAAATATCGCCATCATCCCCAGGAGCCAGCCGAGTTTCATCAATTTCCCATACTGCACCTGAAGAAGTCGCCACGTTATACATCATGTTTCTGATCGTAGCACGGGCCATATTTTCAAGACCCTTCATCAAGTCAGCAGGAGATTCACCCCACACACTATCGTTATTTTTAACGAATGAAGCGGAATCGTAAGGATTGCGTTCAAGAGGGTCAGGATTAATACGGGCCTGGAAAATGATGTTGTTAACCATCTTCACATTGACGGGATAATACGAATCTCCATCAGGAACTTTCTTTTCGCTCATTCCCCAATCACGGAGAATCTTGCCCTGGACATTACCCCAAAAGTTGATACAGTCTATTTTCCCGCCGTAAGCATCGAGTTGAGCACCGCTTACATCTTCATTCTCAAGCCATTTACGCTCATCATCAATTACTGTTGTTTCATGATGCCCTTTCGGGTATAGGGCAAGAATTTTACGGAGGGCGTCACTATCATATCCGGGTTGACCAATCAGCCGGGAAAGGTCGAGCGGATCATAATGTTCAATCTCTATGAAATCGCCGTCATTCGGATTCAGAGAATTTGGCGCAGGATAAGCATCAAAAGGATTTACCCGCCAGAAGCCGGGTACAACTTTATCTACTGCTTTATATCTTCCCGTCTTTTCATCATTTTTCAGCACTCTGATTTTATTAGGGAGTGGGCCTTTCATTACCGCAGCTTTACGCTTTGAGAAATCATCAACGCAAGCCTTGTATGCATCATCCCACCCACCTTCATGAAGTTGAGACATAATCAGCCGTTCCATATTGGTGCAGCGTTCTTCAGCAACGGCTTTCGCTTCCTCAAGAATAAGGCCGATAATTTCAGGCTCAGAAGATTCAATCATTCGTAGAACTTGATTTTCGTCGAGTTGTTGACCGGATGCTTGAGCTTGTTGCATAATCGCTTGCAGCATCTCTACTTGTTTTTGCTGAATGAGTTGATCGTGAAGCTCAGGAGGGATTTCAACAACACCATCCGGCTCAACGTCCCATGTACGATCACCGAGAGGATCAATGGTATCAAGCACCCATGAACAGCAGTCACGGCACTTGTGGTAGGTCATGCGTATTGTGTCTTCAGGAAGGCCAGCGTCTTTTATCGCGGCAAGGTGTGTAGGGTCATATTCACCTTTAACCCGGCGCTCATTGGCTAAATCTTCTTGCTCAATAACCTGTTTGGCTTGCCAATTCGTTTGCCAAACAGAACGAACATGAACGGCAAGCTGGTCATGAGGTTCAGGAATATCCATCATGTCCGGGTCAATGCCAGGGAAAATATCTTCCAAATCAACCATGCCTGATTTTTGTAGGGCTTGTTCAGCCATTATTTACCTTTTGGCTTTTTGCCGGTTGCCAGCGATTTACCAGTTATATTTTGAGCAGTCGCAGCCGCCATGCCCTTATCACCGGATTTCTTTTTGATTGCCTGATAAATTTTATCTACCTTGGTATTTTTAGGAGACACTTTAAACCCCCATGAAAAAGAAAGCCGTAGCATGGACGCTGAATAAGCGCCTACACTACGGCTCTGATTAGTTGCTTTCTCATGCCGTATCCACCCTTTTGGCTTACGGTCTTATGGCCCCCTACCCATTGTAGAGAACCATTTAAAACAAAACCGGCTAATTAAAATTAATATTAGCCGGGAATATATTCCAAAGCAACTTTTCTGTCAAGAGAAATTAACTCCCGCTACACGCGACGAGCGCGTGAGCTGTTTGTTATCCCTTTAACCCGGCCTTCTCTTCGAGCCACTTGAAAATACCGATGTCTTGTGGCCCTTCCGCGACAATGCATCTGCCGTCTTTTATCATGGCACAGAACAGACATTCTTTCCCGTCAAGGCGATAATGGTTCATTCCGACAATTCGCCATCCGTGGGCAAAAAGCAAGTCCCACGGCATAGAACCGTTTTGGCGAGATGCAGAGATAACAAGCGGATCGACCGGCCCTCTTTCCGGCAGTATTTGCCCTGTTTTCTCGAACTCGAATAATTCACCGATACCCATTGTCATCTCCTTTGCCGGTCATCCGGCTAGCCGTTAATGCACCGTCTCTTTTCTTCTCCCAGGCCAAAAATAATCCGTGAGAGGGTCTGTCACACTATCCAAAACTGATTGCAACTCATCGAGTGTTTCAGGAATCGGATTATTGAAGCGTTCCCCAAAGGAAACACCAAACTCGCATTGATCGTGGCTGATAATATGTTCCACACCGCCGTATAAGACAAAGCCCTCTTCAGGATGTTTCGCGTCACCCGGCACCCGTCGATGTTCTATCGGCCCGTAAAGCTGAAGAGTATGTTCAGTACACCACTTCTTCAGCGCGATTGTAAAAGGTATCACAAATTCATTCACTATCTGATCGTTAGGTTTTAATTTCATACAAGTTCTCCTTGGGATATAGGTTTAAAGGTAAGCCACATTCAGCACAATTATGATTTTTATCTAATTTTATTACTTTATAAGGCCACTTTTTACAAATACAAGTAATTTCTTTTACTTCCAATGCCGGGATATGAACCCCTTCCGCATTGGCGTTATTAACGATCTGTTCTATCTCATGTTTAAACTTATCTTTCACCTTCTCTTGTATCTGTTTCACTTCAGGAAGTTCTAAAACTGCATTGACAATTGACTGTGATAAAGTAGCACCCGTGCGAATAATAATTAGCCTATCATGGCCTTCAAAGGGCTTCGGCGCAATGTGCATCTTCCATAAATTGAGATTCACATCGAATTGCAAGGTAGGAATATATTTCCTTTTCACAAGTTCAGGAAGTAATTTCAATGCCATATTATCATCAGAGGCCCAATCTTTTATGCCTAAACCTCTTCTCCCAAGCCATCTAGCTATTAAAAGATTTTTTTCTTTTGAGCCTGAATTGTTTTTAGATGTTATCATATAATCGGGTTTTGTTACTGGAGTCCTTGTTACAAGCCCTGAATCTCTCATAATTATTCCTTTCAATAATATGCTTTTGATGAAGGTTTTTTTTGATTTCCACCGCGACCTTTATTATCTCCCGGACCTTTGCGTGTCCGTGTAGCATAGGGCAGAGTTTCACGGACATATTGACCAATCAACCACGACATAACCGAATCATCAAATGTTCCATTGTCAGCCCGTTCTTTGCCGTCAGCTTGCCGCTTGAAGTTCAACATCTCTTCGTAAGTCTGAGGATCGTTAATACCAGGATTACCTTCAGAAATCATCTTCTTTCCGTTATCAATCAGAGCTTGACGCTTACGATCACCCGCCCCGGTAGTCACCCACCCAAACCGTTTCCGTGGTTTATTCGGCGGTTCTTCAATCATCTCCATGTAGATGTTTGGATAATCCGCCTTGATAAGCTCCTGGATCACCTGTTGACCATGATTATTTTTCTCCGGCACAATCCAGGCTTCGTTATACCGTTTCCCTAAAGCCATAAGGAGCGCAGCATATTCCCAAGGCTCCATCTTACCGCGATAATGACAGACCTGTTCACCGGTATCATGATCCAAAACGTCAGCGGAATGGAAATCACCATGCTCAAGACCTTCCGAAACGTCAGCGTCTATAACGTAATTCCCGCTTCTGTCCGGTTCTCTCCACACCTTGATTGCGCCATCCTGTTTGGCTATAAACTGACCACTGGATAATAAGCAGTCATACCGTGCAATCGGCGGCTCACAAAGTTCCTTGAGATGCAGGATTGTCGGAACATCAAAAGCCGGTTCCCCTGAAGATATGAAAGCCTCTTGCCAACAATTCGGAAATTCCTGTGATCTCTGATTTTTATCTCCACCACAAAGGTTCTGCTTCGCCCAACGATACCACTGGATTTGTTCATCAGTGAGATTATATTTTTCTTTCCATCCCTTCTCTTCCAAAGTTACTTTAAAACCATCAGGCACAGGCCGAGCGTATTCTTTCGTTATAAACCACGGAATAAATATCCGAGAGTATTCGTTATTTTCATCGGCATCAGGATTAATCTCCATTCGCCAATGTGCAACTTGATTTTTATCTTGATAAACTTCGTATATATAACGGCAGTTTAGATAACCTTTATGAAATTCTCCACCAACACCTTTTGCCGTGCTTTCGTTCAAAACAGCCGTATTCTCATGGTCGGGCATAGCATTGTCGAGTGAGAGTAGCAAGTCTTTGACATTTTCAGAGGGCCATTTTGCGAGTTCCGAATTTGAAACTGAAAAGCTGGATACCCTAAAACTATGATCTGAATGGCACACTTCAAAATCAATTACTTCGTCACTTTCAGATTCGCTAATGTAGCGTATTTTCATCCATATCTGGTTATTTTGGTTATCAATTCTATATTTTTGAGCAGATTCCTTGTTTTCTTTTTCAAAAGCAATGCCCATTAATTCCCGGAGGCGCATACCGCAATTGCCATTAAAGGTCAATATCCATGCACTTTGACAATTTCTCCCGTAATAAACACCGCCTGTTTTATATCTTATACTCCCCCATCCCAACCCTAAAGAAGCAACTAAATCACGAACTTGATAAACGAGAGATGATCTTATACTCGTTGCAGTTATGGCGTTACTGGTATATTTATATCGACTTGGATATAACCCTTTTGATCCATCCCCTGAAAGATACCCAGTTACAAGCCCCGTACAAAATTCAACTCCGCAATTGAATATCCAATCAGGGATATGTTTACCTTCTACAGCCCCAAAATTTTCTGCTACAAATCTTGCTAGTGGGGTACTATCCAAGCAACACGTTTTTGTTTTTGAATCTTTTTTACTTTTAAATTTGGGAGTGCTTTTACAAAACTCTTTTACAGCCTCATATGCTCTTATTGCAAAAGGTTCTTCATCTTCATGTAAAGCCAATGTTATTCTGCAAGGGCCATATTTATTGACTCCTACATTGCCTTCAGCTAGATAATATCCTATAAAAAAACCTGTCTCTTTGCTAATGGGAAATTCTAATGGCCCTTTATATGAAGGACCAAATTTACTTCTATTGACTTGGAATGGTAAATTATCTATCCTTTCTGTTATATCTCTGATAGGCATTGCTAATTGATGCCAATAAGGGTCAAGTTCACCGGCTTTGACCCACCCCATATTTGTCCAAACTTTATGTTGTGGTGTCATTGTAATTGGCAACCCAAGCCAAGGCTGCACTTTTATCATTCTTTTATTGTCAGGTAAGTCTTTTGATTTAGTTATTTTTATTGCTGATATCCTTCCATAATTGCCTTGATGAGTGACAACAACATCTCCAATTTTTACATCTCTAGCAAATTTCTGTATCCCATGCTCACAAATAATTGGAGTGTCGAGAGAAAGACAACGATGCGAAATTGTTAAAGTCATACCCGATCCAAAATCCTTGGTATTAGCGGTTCCAACAATGATTGATGAATCTAAAGAGTCAGGACTTTTGGGGTTTGTAGGGTCTTTATAGTGAATAACGTGTTCGTTATCTTTTGCTTTAGGAAAAGTAAATTCAGGATGGAGATTTTCGTCAAGTCTCTTACAAATACCAAATAATGTTTCAGTAGTAGGGGGATCATGAGCTATGATACTCATGTTTTGATTCTTTGTAGGGCCAAGATAAGAGATGTTACCTTTACTATCCTCTACAAACTGTCCTTTACCCATTATCATCCAATGGCCGCGAGATTCAAACCATGTGGAAATACCTTGTTTCCTACCCTTGAGACAGTAAAGCCTTATTCTGCGTCCTGATTTTTCAATATCAGCCCAAATTTCTTCTAGTATTACTTGAACTTCATTGAGTTTGAAATAAACAAGTTCGTTTGACTTGTTTTGTACCATGTGATTATGAGCGGCAAAATAGGGATAGTCCCAATTGCATCTTTGGAAATGAAGGTCTAGAGCCTGTTGTTCTGCCGCTGTTGGTTTTGCCATGTGTTTTAACTTCCCGTTATGGCCGACAAGCGGCCAAACTCTTTGTTAAATATTGTAAGTTTCTCTCACAAACTTGATATTAATTTGTCAACCCTGTTTAACACCCTTTTAAATTTCCTCCACATCAAGCCCAAGGACTGACTTCATGAGATGAATTTTGATTCTGTACGCTCGATTCTCTTTTGTGATCTTAGATTTTACGTCCTCAACAATAACACTACCGTCAGATTTTGTGTACTGAAAATCCGCCACATACCGCAGGGCTGGTTTTTTCCTTCCGTGAAGGATAACAGACGGGGCAAGGATAAAAATAGGCTGTAAAACTAAGTTCAAAATTTGTTCAGTCTGCATCATAAACTTCAAATCAAGGTATCTACGTTCTTCTTTTGCTGAATCAAATATTATACCGTCACGTTTCACCTTCTTATTACCATACTTCTGATGTTTTTGCACAGGTTCTTGCACTTCGGGAACTTTTCTGATTTCCTTTTTTGCCGCTTTCATTGCACAACCCACCGGGCAACTCCGGCAAGTAGCATGGAGCGGGTCATAGACCCGCCCCAATTCGCAGATTTTTGAATCGTGGAGACGCATGTTACTCCTGGACCAACGTATAACCACCTTCAAACGGGCCTGGAGGAGAATAACTGGTGTACTCATCCGCTCGTCACAAATGATGCAGCGCATTTACCATCTTTCTTTATCCTTACTAACTACCTTCTTATGTAATTCCCTCTTCTCGGCAAGGTTTAAAGATTATCTGTTATTGTTACTGTTACTGCTTCTGGTTATAACATCCTTCTGGTTATATCATCGTTACAACACCGTTATAACATTGCCTAACACTGTTAACCTTTATTATATCTATTCTCCATACCTTTTTTACCAGCAGCAGACTTCTTAGCGATAAACTCATTTGCCTCATTAATAATTTTTTGGATAGCTGGATAGTCTGATTCACCCTTTTTTAATTCCTTGGCAAATTCCAGTAAGGACATATTAATCCCATCAGGTTCCGTAGCAAAATCCATTAGTTCTATAACATCAATTCGATAAAAGAAGGGCTTTGACATATTACCCCTCTGTCATTTCAGATTGTTGTATCTCCTGTAACTCGTTGATAATCGCTAAGTGTAAAACTAAGCGCACCCATGCCCCAGGCTTAATGCCTTTTCTCGCGGCTATCATATAAATTTTATCGTTATCTGATTGTGAAAGCTGGACTGGAAATTTACAGGGGAGAGGATTCTTGCCGGGCATTTTGTAGCCTCCAGAAACTAAAAATCCTCCGAAGGTGGGATAGCACCTTGGAGGATGGAAAGGATTTTACCCCTTTCTTCAACTTTTAACGCTCTATCCAGCATCGAATATTAAATTTTAAAAAAGAGGGGGAAGCCCAGGAGGGGTTTTCTTCCCCCTTAAACCAAAATGACTTGCTTTGGCAAGCCCGTGTAAACCGACTATAAACCTAGTGCTATTCAGTGTCAATCATTTTAATAATATTTTTTACAGCCTTTTCATCAGAAGCAATCTCACCTTGAAGTTGCTTGATAATCTCTGCCGAGGCCCGGTGGACAACATTATAAAAGCACATTCCACTTGTAAGAACCTTTACATGATCCTCTATCTTTATAGGTGTCCATTTGTTACTCATACCTGTCTCATGTGCATACTTTTCAGTGACTCGATTTCAATTCCTATGTAACGTCTTGTTACCTTTTCGGAACTATGTCCTAACGCCTCTGATACTTTCCAAATCTGTTCACCAGCATCAACCATAGCGCGACACCAGGTTTTCCTTAAAGTATGACTTGCAAAGTTGCCCTTTAACCCCGCACGGAAGCACCATATCTTAACCATTCCTGAAAACACCGGGACCGTCAATGGCTTACCCGTAGTTTCGGAAGGAAACAACCAATCATCATCTTTCTTGCCGACGATCAATGGAGCCACCGCAGCCTTGACAGCACCATTTAAATAGAACTCCCTGACCTTGCCCGTTTTCTTTTCTCGGCGACGGATCACATCTCCTTTTACGTCTCCCACTTCCAAAGTTAATAGGTCAGAGGCGCGGAAGGCCGTATTGATACCCACTACGAAGAGGGCAAAATTACGATAAATATTATCTTCACGCAGAAGGTTTTTTATCCGCTCGATTGCCGCCTTATCTATAATCGGTTGCACCGTGATTATAGAACCGGCAGAAGGATGATTTTTAACCTGATTTTGTTGGCGTGGTGTCATTTCTTCCTCCAGCCTACAATCGGATGTGGCGTGATCCAGATGTGCCGCATATTGGCGACGTTCACTATCTCGGAATCCCCAGGCAAAACCTCAACGGCATAACTCTCACCATAACCACATTGCCGTTTAACCTCCATAAGTTCATCCCATGAAAGATTTTCTTCCCATTGGCCGTTTTGATCCATCGTAGTACGGTTGCATGATATTCGGATTACTCCGTTTTTTTCATCGAATATTTGGGCCAGATAATAAAGAGAGAGGAAAACTGCTATCCGATTTATATCGTCATTATAAGGCCAATTCTCTTTAGAAACAGGAGTCAGAGTAAGAAACCTTTTATCGTTTTCTTTTTGCAGTTTTCTCCGCATAAGTTTAAGTTCTGAAGGTCGCTTCATTCCCTAACCTCCCCGTCATCTTCAAACCGGCAGTCAGCAGCCTTCTCCACGAAGATGCAAGTCCGGCACGGTTCTTGTCCTTTATGAATTGCCTTATGTAAACAGCAATAACAAAGGTGCTCTTTACCTAGATGCTCGATCACAAGGCACATGGTTATTTCCCCCTCTCCTTCCTCTTGTTGCTGTCGGCCATCAGCCCTCTTAGCTGCAAAATGGCGCGCCCCGGATGATGCTAAGTGGGTGCAAGGCGGGTGTGCTATCATCAGGTCAAAGCCGCCCCCCTGTTCAATTAAATCTTCAACAGGCCCTTGGTAGTGATAAGGAGAATTGTCATCGGAAGGGAGAATGTCACACGAAATGACATCATGCCCTTTTGCCTCAAAAGCACGTCGCACTACTCCTGAGAATTCGCAGGCCACCAGTATTCTCATCATCCCCTCCACGCTTCCGTCTTCTGCAAGAGTAAGACATATAGTTGTTTACCACGACCACGACCACGACCCCGACCGCGACCCCGACCGCGACCCCGACCGCGACCACGACCGCGACCACGACCACGACCGCGACCACGACCCCGACCACGACCCCGACCCCAACCCCGACCGCGACCG